GGTTCGCTGGTAAGTTTTACGCTAAGGCTGAAAGTATTGAATTTGATAAATCTATTACAGTATATTCTGGACACTCGGAAAGAGAATCTCACGAAGGTCTCAACCTTATACTTGCAGTCCTTGACGAAATTTCTGGTTTTGCCCAGGAAGTTGGCACGGGCAATGATCAGGGTAAAACTGCAGATAATATCTATAAAGCATTCCGTGCATCAGTAGACTCTCGTTTTCCAGATTTGGGGAAAGTGGCACTACTTTCATTCCCAAGATATCCTGGAGACTTTATCTCCCAAAGATATGATGACGTTATTGCAGAAAAAGATGTAACTACAAAAACTCATAAGTTCATAATGAATCCAGATTTGCCAGAAGCACAAGAGGGAAACAGTCTTGAAATTAGCTGGGATGAAGATGAAATTATTAGTTATAAGTATCCAGGAGTGTTTGCACTAAAAAGACCAACCTGGGTGGTTAATCCAACTAGAAAAATAGATGATTTTAAACTAGCGTTTTATACAGACATGGGTGACGCTATGCAAAGATTTGCATGCATACCAACATTCTCATCTGACGCATTTTTTAAGCAAAGAGATAAGCTAAAGCAGGCAATGTCAATAAGAAACCCCATTGATAATTTTAGAAGATTTGAAGAAACGTTTAAGCCAGACCCAGAAAAAATTTATTATGTTCACGCTGACCTTGCACAAAAGCATGACAAGTGTGCTGTTGCAATTGCTCACGTAGAAAAATGGGTAAACATTCAAGTTATAAAAGACTACGAACAAATTGCCCCAGTTGTGATTGTAGATGCAGTTGCCTGGTGGGAGCCAAGGGCAGAAGGTCCAGTAAACTTATCAGAGGTAAAGCAATGGATACAGAATCTAAGAAGGGTTGGATTTAACATAGGAATTGTCTCATTTGACCGCTGGCAATCATTCGACATCCAGAATGAGCTAAAGGCTGTAGGCATGAGAACAGATACTGTTTCAGTTGCTAAAAAGCATTATGAAGACATGGCAATGTTGGTATATGAAGACAGATTGGTAATGCCATCCATTGATCTTTTATTTGAAGAGCTTACAGAGCTAAAAATTATGCGTGGTAATAGGGTTGACCACCCACGCAAAAAATCAAAGGACTTAGCAGATGCCGTTTGTGGTGCTATTTATGGTGCAATTTCTCATACTCCAAGAAACCTTAATGAAGAAGTTGAGATTCATACTTTTAGAGATAGGCCAAAAACAGCACTTGAAATTCAAGATAAAAACGTGATACAATATAGGACCAAACCATCCGAAAAAGATGTTGAGGATTACTTAAATCAGTTTAATTTGTTATAGGAGTGAGAGAATTGTCTTTGCCAATCTCTCTCGTATACTTTTCAAATTATTCTGAAAACACTAAAAGATTTGTAGAAAAGGTAACAGATGCAGGAATTCGTATTCCAGTTCGTTCTAGCGATGCCATTAGCTTTACTGTGGATGACGAGTACGTCCTTGTTTTACCTACTTATGGTGGCGGAAATGAATCGCCAGCCATCCCCAAATCAGTAAAATTATTTTTAAACAATTCTCATAATAGAGATTTGTTACGTGGTGTCATTGGAACTGGCAACACAAACTTTGGCGAACACTATTGTAAGGCAGCAGATATGGTATCTGCTAAAACTGGTGTACCAGTGATTGCCAGGGTAGAGTTATTGGGTACCCCAGAAGATGTAGAAATAATTAAACAAAGGTTGGAAACATTATATGGAAACTAAACTAAGCTATCACGAGCTAAATGCCATGCTGAACATTTATGATGACAATGGCCAAATCCAGTTTGACAAAGATAAGGCCGCTACCAAGGCATACTTTCTAGATCACGTAAACCAGAACACCGTCTTCTTTCACAGCCTGGAAGAAAAGCTTGGATATTTAGTTGAAAATGACTACTACGAAAAGTCAATTTTGGATCAGTATTCTCCAGAATTTATTAAAGATTTGTTTAAGCACACATATAGTTATAAGTTTAGATTTCCAACATTTGTAGGAGCATACAAGTTTTATACCCAGTATGCCCTAAAAACATTTGATGGAGAGAGATACCTAGAACGATTTGAAGACCGTGTTGCAATGAACGCCCTGATGCTCGCTATGGGCGATGAACAATTTGCAAAAGACATTGTTGATGAAATTATTACTAATAGATTTCAACCAGCTACGCCCACTTTTCTTAATGCAGGCAAGAAGCAAAGAGGAGAGTTTGTCTCCTGCTTCCTGCTTCGTGTAGAAGATAATATGGAGTCTATTGCACGTGCAGTTACTTCCTCCTTGCAGCTATCTAAGCGTGGCGGTGGCGTTGGTCTTAACCTTACAAATATACGTGAGCTTGGTGCACCAATTAAGAAAATTGAAAACCAGTCATCTGGCATTATTCCAGTAATGAAAATGCTTGAAGATGCATTCTCCTATGCCAACCAGCTGGGTGCAAGGCAGGGTGCGGGTGCTGTTTACCTAAACGCTCACCACCCAGACATCATGCGATTCCTTGACACCAAGCGTGAAAACGCAGACGAAAAGATTCGTATCAAGACCCTCTCAATCGGTGTTGTGATCCCAGATATTACCCTAGAGCTTGCAAAAAATAACGATGACATGTACTTATTCTCTCCATATGACGTTGAAAGAATATATGGAAAGCCAATGTCTGATATATCTGTTACAGAGCTTTATAATGAAATGGTAGACGATCCACGAATTCGTAAGTCTAAGATTAAGGCACGAGACCTATTCCAAAGAATAGCAGAGCTGCAGTTTGAGTCAGGGTATCCATATATTGTCTATGAAGATAATGTCAACAAGGTAAATCCAATTGAGGGCAGGATTAATATGTCCAACCTATGCTCTGAAATCCTGCAGGTAAATACTCCAACTACTTACAATAATGATATGTCATATAAAGATATTGGTAAAGACATCTCTTGTAATCTTGGATCATTAAATATAGCTAAAGCTATGGAGTCTCCAGATTTTGCTAAGACGGTGGAGGTTGCTATTCGTGTGCTAACCTCTGTGTCAGAGCAATCATATATTGACTCTGTAATGTCAGTTGCAGAGGGAAATAGAAAGTCCAGGGCAATTGGCCTTGGACAGATGAACCTACACGGATATTTTGGAAAAGAAAGGATGCATTATGGAAATGAAGAATCAGTTGACTTCACGAACATTTATTTCTACACAGTGCTGTACCATGCACTCAGAGCAAGCAACAAGCTTGCAATTGAAACCAGCTCGCCATTTGAAGGGTTTGAAAAGTCTAAATATGCGTCTGGTGAATTCTTTGACAAGTATATACACCAAGAGTGGAAGCCAGCGACTGAAAAAGTTGGCAGAATTTTTGCTGAGGCAAAGATTCATGTACCTACACAAAAAGACTGGCAGGAGCTAAAAGACTCCGTGATGAAGCACGGTATCTACAACCAGAACCTGCAGGCTGTTCCACCAACTGGTTCAATTAGCTATATCAATAACAGTACTAGCTCAATCCATCCTATTGCTGCACAGGTTGAGATTCGTAAAGAGGGTAAAATGGGAAGGGTCTACTACCCAGCCCCATATCTAACTAACAATAATCGTGAATATTTTATGGATGCCTACGAGATTGGTCCTGAAAAAATTATTGATATTTATGCTGCTGCACAACAGCATGTTGACCAAGGCCTATCGCTAACACTATTCTTTAAAGACACCGCCACAACTCGTGATGTAAATCGTGCACAGATTTATGCATGGAAAAATGGAGTTAAGACAATTTATTATATTAGAATCCGTCAGCAGGCTCTGCAGGGCACAGAGATGGAAAATTGCGTAAGCTGCATGCTATAAGGAGAATGATGATTACAAGACCAATTAACTGGAACAAGGTAGAAGATCCTATTGATTTAGAGGTATGGAACAGGCTGACTCAAAACTTCTGGCTACCTGAAAAAATTCCACTATCTAATGATATTCAGTCTTGGTCTACGCTGAGGGACAATGAAAAGCTTCTCACCATGCGTGTATTTACTGGACTAACCATGCTTGACACTATCCAGGGTACAGTAGGCTCAATGTCCATCATGCCAGATGCAATTACACCACATGAAGAGGCAGTAATCACTAATATTGCCTTTATGGAGTCTGTACATGCCAAGTCATACTCTAGTGTATTTTCTACCCTTACTTCTACTCAAGAAATTGAAGATGCCTTTAGGTGGTCTGAAGACAATGAGTTTTTGCAAAAGAAGGCAGCTATTGTACTTGAAAGGTACCGTGGAGATGATCCACTACAAAGAAAAATTGCTTCCACATTTTTGGAATCATTCTTATTTTATAGTGGTTTTTATTGGCCAATGTATTTATCTTCCAGAGCAAAGCTAACAAATACTGCAGATCTTATTAGACTAATTATCCGTGACGAAGCTGTACATGGCTACTACATTGGATATAAATTTCAAATCGCATACAACAGGCTTGACTGGAATAGCCAGCAAGACCTAAAAGACTGGGCATATGGCTTTTTGATGGAGCTGTATGAGAATGAAATTAGGTATACAAGAGAGCTGTATGATGAGGTGGGGCTTACAGAAGATGTTAAAAAGTTTTTGCATTACAATGCCAACAAGGCCCTGATGAATCTGGGCTTTGATCCACTCTTTCCCAAGGAAGTCTCAGAGGTAAGTCCTGCAATCTTAGCGGCCCTATCGCCAAATGCTGACGAAAATCACGACTTTTTCTCTGGCTCAGGCTCCTCCTATGTGATTGGCAAGCACGAATCTACTACAGATGACGACTGGGATTTTTAGTGGTTGACAAAATAGCAAATATCTGGTAAAATAGATAGGTTATATAACAGGGTATGGCTAAAAATCATGTCCAAACTACAAAGAAGGAACATATATATATGACTACAATTAAGAAGTTGGCTATTGCACTATCTGTAGCCCTTGCTGCAAGCACTCTACCAGTTCTTGCAGCTTCTGCTAATACACAGACACTAACTGTGGCTGGAGTATCTGCTTCTGGAGGAACAACATCTGCAACAGCAGTTGCTCTTCCAGTGCCAGGCGACACAGTAACAGCATCTAATGCTCTCAGCATTTCTGTTTCTGGAGTTGTTGCTGGAACGACAGTATCTGCAACTGCTACAAATGCATTTCTACTAACTACTCTAACTGGTGCAACCAATGCATCTGGTTCAGCTGCAGTTACAGTAAATGCAAGCACAAGCGGTAGCGTAGAGCTGTTTGTATTTACCAAGACTACTGCAGTTGGTTCTGTTGTAGTTACAGTTGGAAATACTGCTACTACTTACTTTGTTAGGGGTACTGCTGGAGATGTTGTAAAGGTTGCACTTTCTGCACCAGCATCTGGTCTAGCTGGATCAACCCAGTCAGTAGTTGTATCTGCCTTTGACCGTTACGACAACGCAAAGGCATCTGGAACAGTAAGCCTAATTGTTAATTCAAATGGTGTAATCACTACGCCAACTGCAACAACTGGTGCTGCTGGTACAGTTAGCTATGTTGTTACCCTGCCATCCACTGGCTCTCTAGCCGTCACAGCATTTGCTGCTAGCTCTTCTGCTACAGCAGTTATTGCTGTAACACAGCCACGTAATTTGCAGGCAGAGCTGGACAAAGCACTTGCTGACCTAGCTGCTGAAAAGGCTGCACACGAAGTAACCAAGAATTTGGTAACTTCTATAAGTGCAGAGCTTGCTGCTGTTAAGTTAGAGCTTGCAACTAGCAAAGACCTTTCTGCAAAGGAAGTTCGTAAGCTAAAGTGGCAGTACAACACACTTGTAAAGAAGTACAATGTTGGAAAGCCAAGGGCTGAAAGACTAGCATTTATTAAGTAATTTCTTACTGAATAATATTAAGGGGCATGGATAAAACCGTGCCCCTTTTATTTTTATATAAACAAGTATAATAATACAAGCATACATTCCAGCTACCCCAATCAGGAGTGATACAAATTAAAAAGTCACACAGAGCCTTTGTTGCTCTAACTTTAGCATTTTTACCAACTTTTTTGGCTGCCGATCTGGCACACGCAGAAGGGTCTTCTACACAGGTTTCTGTAACGTTAACTTTAGATCAGCAAGTAACGCAAGCAGAAATCACTGTGACTACAGCTACATCTCAAATACAGGTTGTAACAGAAAACCTAGCTAGCACAAGTGCACTAATACAACAGCTTGTTAGTGGAGGGTCTGCAGATATTGCTTCTGTATCTGAAGTAATAACATTAGCTACCACAGCTGTAGCAGAGGCCTCCCAGGCTTTATCAAGTGCCTCTGACGCACTATGGGATGTCAAGCAAAAGCAAGACTCCTACCAGCTTGCAGTTGCCTCTTCACAGCTAGCAGATTCTAATTTAGCTGTGGCACAAACAAGTTATAGCCAGGCAGTAATTGACCTATCATCCATTAGTGCAGCGGTATCGGGACAGCAACAGATAGTTCAGCAAGAGCAGTCTGAGCTGAATGCCCTAACCAATGTGCCATCAAATAGTTTTCAAATATCTAGCCCAGGTTGGACAAACTCAGTAGAGGCAAGCACAGCATCTACTACTAGCGTTATCCTTCCACCAATGTGGGATGCATCTACAAAAATCGATGTTCCATTTGATATTAGAATGGGAAACACTTTATACGAAGGCCAAGGCAGTGCTAGTCAAATTTATGTAACATCTAAAGCATTTATTTCTTTTGGTCAGGGGGATCACACATTTTGGGATTGGCCACAGACAACTGGTATATATGTATACCAGTCTGACTGGATGACTGCAGGAGCAGGTGCATACACTAAAGTAACAACTACAGACAATACATTAACAGTTGAGTGGTCATTGCATAGATTTGGAGATAGCAATGGCCCACTAACAAGCGTGGTTTGGAATATGTTGGTTGATCCAGCTACTGGAGAATGGACTGGTTATTCAGAAATATCTGGAAATACAGAAGGTCTTTACGGTGGTCCAAGAATTGGCGTTAGATATTCTAATGGTGGCACTATATTTACAATGTCTCCAAGAATAGTAGACTCCGTTTCTGCAGAATTAATTGCTCAACAGCAACAGGTGGTAAGCTCTGAATCAGCAATATTGGTTAATTTACAAACACAGAAAAGCCTACAAACAATAGTTGTTCAGCAGGCATCTACTTCTCTTGCAGTTGCACAATCTGTATCGTCACAAGCTAATACGGTAGAAGCACAAGCATTATCAGAATTTACAACAGCATTACAGAACACACAAAATGTTATAAGTAATTTAATTATTGTTGTTGAAAACGCAGAAACAAAAGTTCAAACCGCATATGTGGTTACAACAAATGCTATTTCTAATTTGCCTGCCCCCACACCTGCCCCAGAACCAGTTGTAATTCCACAGCCTGAACCAACCCCAGAACCAAC